CCGCACCGAGCCCTACACCGACTGGCTCGCCATGGCGCTGTTTCGGCGGTGCGCCCGCGCCGCCGCCGCCAAGGGCCTGCCCCTCGGCACGCTCCCGGCGCAAATGACCGGGTGGCCCGATGCGTACGGCGTGCCGCCGACGGGCGTTAGCGGCGGCGTCATCCCCCGCCTCGATAGCGAGATAGAACGCTATGAGGGACCAAGCCGAGTGATCGCGTTTGCCTGATGCCCGCCACCTTTCACGTCGTAGCCAAGGGCCTGCCCCGCGAGGTCGCGCGGCCCATGATCCGCGAGGCGGCGGGCGAGCTACGCAACCAGACCGAGCGCAACACCCCGAGGCGCACCGGCACGCTCGCGGCCGGGTGGACGGTGGTGCCCTCGGGCAAGTCATCCTGGCGGGTGGCTAACGACGTGCCGTACGCGCGGTTTGTCGAGTACGGCACTAAGCACATGCGCCCGGCCGCGATGCTCGGCCGAGCCCTCGCCCAACTCCAGGCCCAATATGGCCAGCGCCGCTAGCCGCGCGCCCGCGCTCCCCGAGGGCGCCGACCCGGCGCTGGCCATAGAGCGGCCCGACATCGAGCGGCGTGTACACGCGGTGATAAAGCCGCTCACCGGTACCCAGGTCTGGTGCTATGCGCTCACCGAGGGCGACCCGTCGGGTTGGCTCACGGTGGCGAGCATCCAGGTCGACATCCGAGCGACGGGTAAGGCGATCGCCTGGCGGCGAGCCGACCATGCCCGGCGCCTAATCTCGGCGATGCCATGGGCTCATGATTGGGCCGACGGCGTCGTGTGTGCGGTGGACACCATCGACGGCCCGTATTGGTTGCCCGATCCTAACGGTGCCCCGCGATATACAGCCCGTTACCGGGTGGTATTCCACCCGGCCCGGCCGAGTGAGGAGCCCGAGCCATGACCACCACCTTCGATGAGCCCGAGGTCGACCAGTGCCTTGACCCGGCGCAAGTGCAAGTAGGCACCGCCAACGGACCCGGCATCTACCTGGCCCCGGCCGGTACCCGAGGCCCGGAAAACACTACCGATGATTGGGCCGACCCGTGGGCCTGCCTCGGCTACCTCTCGGAAGATGGGCCGACCGTCGGCCAGTCCACCGACTCGACCGACATCACGCCGTGGCAATCGGTGGTGCCGATCCGCTCGGTGATCACGTCACGCGGCGTAACGCTCCAGTTCGTCATGTGGCAACTCAACGAGCGCACGCTCGGGCTCTATTTCGACACCGACCCGCCCGAGCCCGAGTCGGACGGCTCGCTGGCGTTCGAGGTCCGCACCGACACGCCGAGCCATCTTTACGCGGTGGGGATCGACTCGCGCGACGCCGACCGGGTGTTGCGTATCGCATTCCCCCGCGCCTCGCTCTCGGCGGCCGGTGACATGCAAATCCAGCGCGGCGCGGCGGTGCCGCTCGACGTCACCCTCTCGGCGCTGGATGACGGCGGCACGCTCGCCGAGGTTCGGCTAGGCCCGGCCGGCATTAACCCGCTCGCCGCCTCGCTCTCGACGTCGGCCCGCGCCGCCCGAGCCCGCCGCACGGCCGACACGGGCGCCGATTCCACCGGGCGTGAGTAGTGGCCGCCGCTACGGCGGCGACAAACGGGCAAGGCACCTTCGACCTCGCGGTCGCGGCCGAGGCCGCCGCCGCCGAGGCGGCGCTGACCCCGTTTGCTTTCGCCTATAAGGGCAAGAGCTACACCGTGCCGCCGATGCGCGAGTGGCCGGTGTCGGCGCTGCGCGCGGTGGCTCGCGGCGACTTTGACTCGGCGCTGCCCGACCTGCTCGGCGCCGAGGCGTACGACGAGCTATGCGATGCCGGCCTTAAGGTGGGCGAGCTAACCGCCCTCTTTGACAAAGTGGCCGAGGTCGCGGGTATGGAGGCCCTCCCAAATTCCAAGCAGCCTGCGCCGCCAAATTCGACCCGGACGTCGAAGCCGCGCTGATGGCGGCGTACGGCGTCGATACTCTCGCCGCCGCGACCACCCCTCGGCGGGTGTGGGTGCTGCTCAACCGGCTACCGCCCGAGGCGCGGCACCCCGGCGAGCCATGGTCGGCCGAGGCCGAGCTACTAGCGATCGCCATCGACCACCTGGCGCAACTCACCTACGTCATGGTGAAGCAAGGCGGCGGCAAGGCCAACCGGCCGCGCCCGCTCCCCCGGCCGCCCCGTGGCCCGGTAATCACCGTCGGCGCCGAGCCCGGCCCGAGGCGTGTACACGGCGCCGAGGCGCCGCGCGAGCTACCGCCCGGCTCCACCGGTAGCTGGCTGGACGCCGCCGCGCAACTCGCGATCATGCCTAACGTGCGGGTGGTGAGCGACTAACCATGCCCCCGTATGGCCGCCTATCAATCCCCGTCGACGCCGACCTGCGCGGGTTCGAGACCGCCGTTACCAAGTCGGCGCAAGCGGCGGGCGACCAGGCGGCGCGGCAAATCTCGGGCTCGCTATCCAACGCGCTGAAGGCGAGCACCCAGATACTCGGATCGGTCGGCAAGGCCGCCGCCGTCGGGCTCACCGGCATCACGGCGGCGGCGGCCGGGTTCGGCGTCGCGAGCTTCCGCGCGGCGGCCCGAGTCGGCGAGATGAACGCGAGCCTTAAGGCCCTCGCCCAAGCGAACAAACTGAGCTACCCCGAGATGCAAAAACAGGTGCGCGGTATCCGCGACACCGGCATCGAGGCGGGCGTGGCCCAGGACTTGGTAGCCCAATTCGCCCGCAACCAGCTAGACCTCGCCCAATCAAGCAAGCTCGCGCGGGTGGCCCAAGACCTCGCGGTTATCTCGGGCCGGAACAGCACCGAGGTTCTAGCGGACCTCACGCACGGCATCATGACCAATAACACCCAGGTCTTGCGCAACGCTGGGTCTAACGTCATGGCCGGGCAGGCCCTCGCCGCCTACGCCAAGCAGCTAGGCAAAAACCAGGCCGAGCTATCTAGCACCGAGCGAGCCCAGGCCATACTTAACGCCGTCATCGCCGACGGCTCCAAGGTCGCGGGCGCCTACGAATCGGCGATGCAAGAGCCCGGCAAGGCCCTGCGATCGTTTCGCAGGATCGTTGACGACATAAAAGTGTCGGTCGGTGAGGGCCTGGTTACGGCGTTCGGCCCGGCGATCTTGCAGGGCTACCAGCTAGCCAAGGCGTTTAGCCTCGCGATCGCCGAGGGCGGCCCGCTCTCGGGCATCTTCGACGCGCTCGGTGAGTCGGTGGCCAAGCTCACCGCCCCGCTCGCGCCCATGATCAAGGCGTGGACCGATTGGGTTAAGAATCTCAAGCCCGAGCAGGTCGAGCGGATCACCGAGGCGGTACGGCGGTTCGGCCCGGCGATCTTGCTGGCGGCGGGCGGGCTCGCGGCGTTCGTGGCGCCTCAATTGCTCGGCTCGGTGCCCGTGCTCGGGCAGGCCCTCTCGGCGCTCACCGGCCCCGCCTCGGTGCTCGCCAAGCAGCTAGGGTCAATCGGCGTGCAGGCCGCCTCCACCTTGGTACCGGGCCTGACCTCGGGCGGCGCGGCGGCGGGCACCTTTGGCGCGGCCCTCGGCTCGGCCGCCCTCCCGGTAACCGCGATCGTGGCCGCTATCGCCGTGCTCGCCCTCGCAAGCGAGAAATTCCGCAATGCCCTATTCGGGCTCGGGCGCGGGCTCGTGCAGTTTTTTGCGCCGATCGCCTCGGCGCTGGTGTACGGGCTACGCCAAATCTTGCCCCCGATCTGGGACGTGATACGCGCGATCGGTGATGCCCTCGCGCCCGTGATCACCCGGCTAACCCCGTTGCTTAAGCCGCTCGGCCAGTTGGTCGGTGTCTACTTGCGGGTTAATTTCATGCTCCTGGGCGCCGTGCTACGGGTGGTCGCGCAAGTGATCATTCTGCTACTACGCGGCATCGGGTGGCTGCTCGACCAAATCTTCCGCGTGGTCGGCCCGGTGGTCGCGTTTACCGAGGCGGTCGCGCGGTGGGCGTCGGTGCTCACCCAGGCCAACGGCCCGCTGCGGGTGGTGACCAACTCGCTACGGTGGCTCTCGGATGCGATCGCGGGCGTGGTCCGCTGGATATTCGGCGGCTCGCCTGGGCTCATCCCGGCGTTTGTGGCGTTGCAGCAGGTAGTCGGCTCGGCGACGGCGTTTATCCAGGGCGTGGTGGTCGCGGCGTTCGGCGTGATCCGATCGGTGATCGTCGGCGTGTGGTCGGCGGCGACCGCCGCGAGCACCTACACCTGGGGAGTCATTACCTCCACGGTGCGGCTCGCCTCGCAAACCATCACGGCAATAATCCAGTTCCTGCTCGCCACCATCGCCGCCGCGTGGTCGGCCGCCCTCGCGGGCACGCGGGCTGCCTGGTCGGCGATCACCGCCGCCGTGGTGGCCGCCTGGTCGGCGATCCGCTCGGCGACCGCCGCCGCAAGCTCGGCGGTGGTGTCGGTGGTCGGCTCGGCCTGGTCGGCGGCCCGCTCGGCGACGGCGGCGTCGTGGTCGGCGATCACCGGGCTGGTTGCCTCGGCGTGGTCAAGTATCCGAGCCAACACGGCGGCCCAATCCTCGGCCACCCTCTCGATCACCCGCACCGCCTGGCAAAACACGTCGGCCGCCACGGTCCAAATCTGGACCCAGATACGCGACTTCATAGCGAACGCTTGGCGGCAAATCGTCGCGGGCGCCCGAGCGGCCGGCGTCGACGTGATCAATGGGCTAAAGGCCGGATTCCAGCAGGCCATGGCCAACATCGGGTCTTGGATCAAGGCCAACGTGGTCGACCCGATCGTGAACGCCGTTAAGCAATTTTTCGGCATCCACAGCCCGTCGACGGTCATGGCCGAGCTTGGCGTGTTCCTGGTCAAGGGCCTGTTTAAGGGCATGGTGCCCGGCATATCCGGGTTGGGCAACCTCATAAAAATGGTGTTCGGCGGGTGGCCCGAGGCCCTAGCCGCCCTTATCGCGCAGGGCCTG